CATTTCGGGCAATGACAGTGGGGTTTGATAGCTTATTTAACGATATAGCTGACTTTCGCCCAAGTAGTTATCCACCCTATAATATTGAAAAGGTAGATGACTATGAGTATAAATTAACTTTTGCTGTAGCAGGATTTTCTGAAAAAGATATTTCTGTAACACAAAAAGAAAATACTCTAGCAATAGAAGGAACTAATAATCCTTCAGACAAAGAATATCTTTATAAAGGTATAGCAGAAAGAACATTTAAACAATCATTTAAACTATCTGAATACATGAATGTTAAAGAAGCTAAATTAAAAGATGGTATGCTAAATATAACCTTGGTACAAGATTTACCAAAAGAAAAGCAACCACGACAAATTAAAATAAATTAAATAATGTGGGGTGTAACAGCCCCACGAAACGAGTTTAAAATGATTAAAATATGGTTTATGCTAATATTAGTATCTATGCCAAATGCACCTTCAATTAAATATAATGGATTTTTATATTCAAGTGAAGAAGAATGTCAAATTGCAAGATATGAATTTTATGAAGTATATAATAGTAAACCAACAGAATATAAATCAGTAACAGCAATAGATGCATATTGTATAGAATTTGAAAGTTTTCCAATAGCAGGATTAAATAAAACAGGAGCATAATGGCAACAACATATTTAACATTAGTAAATAATGTATTAAATGAATTAAATGAACCAGAGTTAACATCTTCTACTTTTTCAAGTAGCAGAGGTATACAAACATCTGTAAAAAAATTTGTAGTTAAAGCTATGCATGAAATATATAATTCATTATCAGAAATTCCTGATTTATATTTATCTACAACACAAGATACAGATACAGGTAAAAGAACATATGATTTACCTTCATCTGCATCGCCGCAAAGTACAGATTTACAATATAGAAAAATAGATTGGGATACATTTAGATTAGTACCAAAAGAATTAGTTACTAATGGAGAATTTACATCTAATATAACAGGTTGGACTACAGGGGATGGAAGTCCTTCATATACAAGTAGTGGCAATGGCAGATTAAATTTAAATGATGCGGCCGCATATCAATCAATATCTACTGTAAAAAATAAAGTTTATAGATTACAAGTTAGAGTTATGAGTCCTAATAGTTCTACTAGTACTGTAGCAATAAAAGTAGGAACTACAGCAAGTGGTGGAGAAATTTTAAGTACAACTAAATCTGTATCAAATTTTGGTGATGGTGCAATATTAGATACAACATTTACAGCGACTACGCAAACAGCATATATATATTTTGAAACTGCATCTGGAGTACAATTAGATATAGATTACGTAAGAATATCAGAAAACATACCAGTAAAAAAATTAAAATATATTACATATGATGATTGGAATGTTAGATATTCACAAACAGATTTAACAAATAATTCATCATCTTATGGTTGTCCAGATATAATATATCCTACACAAGATAAAAAATTTGGATTAAGTCCAATACCAGACCAAAGTAATTATACAGTGCAATATGAATATTGGAAAGTACATACTGATTTATCTGCACATGGTGACACAATGGATTTAGATGATAGATTTAAAGATGTAATTACTACAAAAGCTAAGTATTATGCTTACGTATTACGTTCAGACCCACAAGCCGCATCTATGGCTGTTAAAGAATATGACAATCAATTGCAGTTTTTACGTTCAGAATATATTAATACAAAAACATACATGAGAGATACAAGAGTTAACTAATGCCAGATACTTCACAAATATCACCATTTACAGCAAGTTGTGGTGGTGGATTGGTTTTAAACAAAGATGTATTTACAATGCATCCCGGAGAAGCATTGCAATTACAAAATTTTGAACCAAGTATTGAAGGTGGATACAGAAAACTAAATGGAACAACAAAATTTAATTCAACAATAGTACCGCAAGTTTCTGCATCTACTGAACGAATACAATTATGTGCAATATTTAATGACCTTATTGTAACAGCAAGAGGTGGGACTGTAAGAACAGGAACTACTTCTGGTAGTTGGACTTCTCGTGCTACAAGTAAAGGTACAACAAATACTTATGATTTTGATAAATTTAATTTTAATGGTACTGATAAAATAATTATTGCAACAGGTGAAGCGGCCGCTTTTACATTAGATACTAGTTACACCGAAGATATTATAAATGCAACAGGTGGTGGTACTGCACCAACAAATCCTAAATTTGTAAAATCATTTGCAAATCATATGTTTTATGGCGGAATGTCAAATGCAACATCTACATTACAATTTTCTGGGCCATACACTGAAGATGATTTTGACACTGGTGGCGGTTCAATTATTATGGGTGATGTTATCACAGGAATGAAAGTGTTTCGTGATGAATTATTTGTATTTTGTGAAAGTAGTATATATAAAATAGCAGGTACTAGTTCTAGTAATTTTGCAAAAGCCGAGGTAGCAAAAGGTATAGGTACTTTAGCACATCATTCAATACAGGAATTAGGTGGTGACCTTATATTTTTAGCGGCTGATGGTTTACGTACAATTGCAGGTACAGCAAGAATTGGTGACGTAGAATTAGGTACAGTATCAAAACAAGTACAAGATAGAATAAATGATATTGGTTATGATAATGTTACAGCGTTAGTTATAGGCAATAAATCTCAATATCGTTTATTTTATCCTAAAACAGCAGGTGCAGAAGATACTGCAAAAGGATTAATTGCTGTTATAAAATCAAATCCAAATACTCAAGCTATGGGTTTTGAGTATGCAGATATAAAAGGATTAAAAGTTTCTTGTTGTGATTCTGATTTAATTAGTAATACAGAAACTACAGTATCTGGTGGATATGATGGGTATATTTATAAACAAGATGATGGTAATGTATTTACAAGAGCAAGTACAACAGGAACAATAGAAGCTACTTTTAGGTCACCAGATATGACAATGGGTGACCCCGGCATAAGAAAAAATATGCAAAGAATAAATGTTAACTGGAAACCAGAAGGTACAGTTAGTGCTAGTATGTTTGTACGTTATAACTACGATGATAGTAGCACACCACAGCCAAGTTCTTTTAGTTTAGAAACATCTGGAACAGGGGCAATATTTGGTACTGGTAAATTTGGTACAGCAGTTTTTGGACAAGGAGATTTACCAATAACAAGACAAGCAATAGAAGGTTCTGGATTTGCTGTTGCATTAAAAGTTACGGATACAAGTCAAAATAACCCTTTTACATTAAAAGGATTTGAATTAGAATTTACACCGGGAGGAAGAAGATAAATGGGTGCAACATATACAAGACAAAGTTCAAGTAACATTGTTGATGGAAATGTCATTGAGGCATCAGATTTAAACAATGAATTTGACCAATTACTAGCGGCATTTGCTGTTAGTACAGGACATACTCACGATGGTACTGCGGCTGAAGGCGGCCCAATTACTAAATTATTAGGTACAGCAATTACTATTGGTGATGCAACATCTGGTACAGATATAGCAGTTACATTTGATGGAGAATCAAATGATGGTGTATTAACATGGATGGAAGACGAAGATTATTTTCAATTTTCCGATGATTTATTACTTAGTACAACAGAAAAATTACAGTTTAGAGATACAGCAATATATATTAATTCATCTGCTGATGGACAATTAGATTTAGTTGCTGATACAGAAATACAAATAGCGGCTACAACTATAGACATAAATGGTGCTGTTGCACTTAATGGTGCTATTACAGGTGCTACTAATATTACTTTATCTGGTGAATTAGATGCGGCTACTTTAGATGTATCTGGAGATGCGGATATTGATGGTACACTTGAAGCAGACGCAATAACTATAAATGGAACTGGAATAGGTTCTATCTATCAAGTTTTAGCAGGTAGTTCAGATACAGTAACAACTGGGGCGTTAAACTCTGGTTCAATAACTTCTGGATTTGGAACTATTGATACTGGCTCATCAACAATTACAACAACAGGATTAATTACTGGTGGTTCATTAGATATTGATGATGTTTTAATTAATGGAACAACAATAGGACATACTGATGACACAGATTTAATAACAGTAGCAAATGGTTTAGTAACTGTTGCAGGTGAAGTTCAAATGACTACGCTAGATATAGGCGGAACAAATGTAACATCAACTGCGGCAGAATTAAATATACTTGATGGTGTAACATCAACTGCGGCAGAAATAAATATATTAGATGGAGATAATAGTGCTTCTTCAGTAACTATTGCTGATGCTGACAGAATTATCTTAAATGATAATGGCACAATGAAACAAGTTGCTGTTACTGCACTTAATACTTATACAAGTGCAAGTATAGCGGCAGATGATATTTCTACAGGTGATGGAGCAGTAACTTTAGCTACATCTTCTGGTAATATTACAATAGATGCTCAAGCAGGTGATGCTGATATTATATTTAAAGGAACTGATTCAAGTTCTGATATAACTGCTTTAACTCTTGATATGAGTGAGGCAGGAGCGGCAACATTTAATGATAAAATTATTGCAACAGAATTAGATATATCTGGTGATG